AAGCCTGCCGCCCACGTGCTCTCATATCTATCTTTGTGGTCGTCGCTGTAAAGCTGCTTGTTTGGTCCGAGGTCAGTGATTGACCAGGAAAGTTTCGTGTCTTCATCACCACATTTATGGCCTGATCACTACCACCATCACCGGTAAACTTCACGTCTGGGATCATACGGCGTATGAACTGAAACTCCTCGCCATCACCGATGTCGAAGTCCGCAGATTCAATAAATACGTTTGTCATTGGGCTACCATCGTCATCGTTGCCCGTCTCATGTTGAAACAAAAAGTGAGTTGAGTTTGATTTACCCGCTGCCCGTGGGAACGCCACAATACCCTCATCTAACCACGCTGTGCGAGACAATTGACCAATGTTCCATGTTTGTTCCACATAGTTGTAAACCACGTACCGGTCAATAACAGTGGCAGCCTCAGAGCAATAAAACCAACCTACTTCATCAAACTGCTTATTCACAAAAGCAAAGTATTGAAATGCCTGTTTTTCGTTGATGTCATCGAATACATACGATTGGACGCTACAAGGCAACGGCGTCACTGACCCGTTGTAATTGTAAAAACCCTTTTTATCCATCCAAAACACACCACGAGGCGTATTTACAGCGGCGTTTGGTCCAATCAAACTGACGCCTTCGTTGACTAGGTTCAAACCAAAAGTGAGGGGCGGCCCTATAAATTGTAGGCTATATAAGGCGACATCCGTCCAGACTAACGTTTCCTGTCGAGCGCGAAGACCACCAATGATCTCAGACCCAGCAGAACAACGTAACGATCCCGCTGTAGTGGTAGCCGTTGGCTCCCATTCTGCGGCGTTTTCTTGGTCAGAAAATGCAATAAGCAACGGATCTATGGTTCCGCTCCTAGAACCACCGCTTATCGGGTCTGCTCCTAGCACCAAAACGTGACGATCAACATCGGATACAATGACTTGTAAACCTTTGGTGGGTGCCAAATTTGCTCCTGCTAGGCTAGTTAAGGCAACCGCACGGGTGTTCAACCCGTTTGTTTTGTCCCAATAATAAATACTGCCTGCTCTAGGGTTGGAGATCAGATCTTCGCCAAAGTTGTCCATCGACCAAAGTCGTAATTGGTTAGAGTCACCGAGAGAAGTTGTGGAACCCCAAGTGCCAGCACTCCAAGCTCCAACGCCCCAACCGGTGCCATCAACGAAAACATCGAGGCCGCTGTTTATTTGATACGTGCCAACTACAGACCCACCACCGTTGCCGCTGTCACTGCTGTTGGCAGTAACCGTTGCACCAGAGGTGTCTTTTGCAGTAATCGTGAAAGTATTCGCGGTTGGAACCGTATCTACTTGATACTCTTGGTTCAATACGGCAGCAGTTATGTTGCCACCGAGGGAAGACGCGCCGGAAAAAGTAACAAAATCCCCGTTCACTGCGCCGTGACCAGAGTCTGTCACCGTAATGGTGCTTGATCCGTTGGTCGCGGCAAAAGTGACGTCGCCTGCGCTGGTTGTAGACCGAATCGGGGTGATGTCGTTATACGATGTGCCCTCTTGTATGTATAGCTTGAACCGAGTGCCGAGACCCAAAAGCTTTGTACCGTCCAGATCGACCCAGCCGTGTAGTTTACGACCAGTGCCTTCGTAAGATGTTTCGATATATTTTTGCCAACCGCCAATCTTTTCGGGCAGCCCTTTACGGAAACGAACTAGATTGCCATCAAACCAACCGCCTTCTGCGGTATAGGCCGTGCCTTCTTTGTTTATACCGGGGTTGAAAATAAACTTGGCAAGAGGCATTAGTACACCCAAAGAACCGGTGTTGTGGTTCTAATATCAACGTGGACAAAATTTTTATCCACGCCAACTCCAGTAAATCCCATATCAAGAGCTTTTTCTACTAACAGACGCCGTTGTGCGCCCCCGACAACTTTGATGTCCGCAGCAATACCCTGTGCATGTTGTCCGGGTTTTTCTTTTCTAGCTTCGATGCTATGGTTTGGAGATCTGTAACCAGAAGTAACAATAAACGGAAACTCACAAACGTGTCGCAGACCGTCGAGACGTTCTATAAATTCTTCGGACATCTGGTTTTCACCGGTTTCTTGGCAGTCGAAATCTTCCAGTTTGAAGTATCTGTAATCACTCATCTACTTGCCCACCCCTTTAACTCTTTCGAAAGAACGAGCACCACCAAGACCTAACATCCCAAGAAGAAGAGGCATCATAACGCCAGCATCAGCCTGCGGTATGACTACACCGAACCCTGCTGCAATCGGGGCTACAAGAAAGTTTACCATCAGACCTAGTACACAAGTGTAGCCAGCTAACGGTCTCCAACTAGATTGAAACCAGTTGCCTCTGGCATCTAACTTGTTAATTTCGATCTGGCCTTTCGCAAGCTCTTGGGCGTGTTTTTCTGCCATTGTGGCGATTTCATGTGCTAAAGCAGCTTTTTGATCTTTGTCCTCGATGACTTTATCAAGCAGCTTAGTCGCTGGTTCTATCAAAGATCCGAGAATGCTCATGCCCAGACCTTTGTTTTTTTGCCGCCGTAATATTCTACTGCATGGCCTGTTTTGATCATAAGTTTACAGATATCTATGCCCGTTTCTGAATAAACAATACCAAGTATTCTGCCAAACTTGCCCCGGCCCATCGAAGCTATCGTAAATTTGTTTCGGCATTGTTGAGCTAAAAAATCTTTTGCCGCAAGGCCCAACACTTTTTCAGCTTTGTTTCGAGTGCGGGATTCTGGTGTATCAATCCCATGTAGCCTAACTCTTTGATTTCTGAGCCAAACGTCAAAACCAAGATCGATGTCCACGTCAATCGTGTCGCCATCTACAACTTTGACCAGTTGGCATTTGTAGTTGTATACCTCTTTTTCTTTTGCTCTTGGCATCACGGCCTCTTGCTCATGTAAGCGGTTGCCCCAAAGTATAGTCCAACGATGGAGGCTTGGCTAAGGAAGAGCATGTCGCTGATACTGGCTAGGGTGTCAAGGCGGTCACTTGGGACAAAAGGAGCAATAGGCAAAAGAGCGAAAAAACACATACTCCCAACAGCAACCCAGGCCATCTTTCTCTGACTGTCGGCTTTTTCTTCTTGGAGTTCAAGTTGTAACATCTCCTGGTGCCGGGATATTTCTTCGTCGGTCACTGTGCCGTCGCCGTCCACGTCGTATCCAGCGTAACGCGACTTCGGCTCCAGTTTTTTAGGACTCATTGTCCTTACCTGCGATATACCCAGCACATAGGCTTACTATGCCAATAATTGAGTGCTCTAACAAACGTATTACACTTTCATCTGGTGGTCTGCTTTCAGAGATGGCGATATAGAAATCACCAATAACGATTATACCCAGCAAGCACACCAAGCCGATCACGAGTATCATTACCATCTTGGCTTTCACACTGTCACCAAGATGTGTTGGCCGGTCACCTTTGGAGTTGTTTGACTTAACTCACCGTTTTTGTAGACATAGGTTTTTGCATCATAGGTCGTGGTAACAACCTCTCTATGCCTGTTTATTTCTTTTGCTTGCATTCTTTCAGTTTCAATTTTTTGAAGCTGATGCTTTGCATTGGATGGCTGCACAGCGTTTACGCTGTTGGGAAAAGGTGGTATGTCAGTCATCTTCTCTCTTAATAACTGGATCTCGAAAAATATATTTGCCTTTTCCTGCTTCACTTTGAGGAATGAGCCTTACCTCGCAGTATGCATCGAATTTACTGGTTTTACGACCGACAACATAGTTATGTATGTGAGTTGACTGCATGACTAAAGCGTCACGGTACTCAAGGCATGACGTAAGCTCTTGGAACGCAAGCTCGACGCCAGTTTTGTTGCCACCAGCATCAAGCATTACCAAAATAAAGATCATGAGCGTCATATGCGTCTTTTCTTTTTGATGGCTTGAGTTTTTTCCGCTTGTGGTGCGACTAGCTCCCATGTGAGCACATCAACATCTACTTGGTGGGCTGTGCCTAACACCCTAGCCATCGAGTTTCTCACGTAAATCATCGCCCCGTAACCACACTGTTGGTGATTAAACCTTAACCATTCCATTGCGACTTGATGGCGTTTTGCCGGAGGATTTACGAGCTTGAGTTTATTCCACTCTCTCAGGTCACAGAACAGATTAGGGTTCTCGGGGTCGTAATCTAGTTTGCTGCCTGTTGAATCATCAGTTCGATCAGAGTCTGTAACTTCGCGTCCGAGTCCCGCGCCGTCTCGTTCATCTGTGCAAGCGATTTCGTTATCTGATCTATCGCCTGTGCATTCAACTTTCCCGTTGTGTCAGCCTGTTCGACCTTTACTTTTATTTCTGCAACCTCTTCCTGCGTAGCAGCAGCTTGTGCTTGCATAGAACCCCATGCAATCGCACCAGATACTAATGCCGCACCTATTGGTAATGCCCAGGTTGGGACTTTTATTGAAGCACCATCACCCATCAGTTTATCCTCCTAAAAATTGTGGAACCAACAGAGTTCCTATTATCAAGATTATCACACCCCACAACATTCTTTCTAATCGATCAAACCGCCTTGAACCGTCAGCTAATCGCTCTTCGATCCTTTCATAACGCAAAGCACACTCTCGCTCGTGAGCGTTTATCTCTTGCAAAGCTTTCTGCCCTTGCTCATCCATCTAGGATTTCTTCTTTGAGGGCGGGCTGTTTAGCTTTTCCTATATTCAAAGCTAAAGCTTCTAGGAATGGATAGACGTATTTGCCCATAAACTCGTCGTCTTTGGGTGTAGGGGTAGCCGCACAGACCGCAGACGCAACCGTCACCACCGTAGTAGCAAGTGTGAGTATCTCCATCAAATCCATCATTGGACGATCTCTTTTTCTTCCTCAACAGCTTTGACAGAGTTCTTGAGATCCATCTCTCTTTTAGCAATCGCGAGTTGAAGGTCATGGGCATCCTCCTGCAAACCGGCTATCTGATTCATCGTAGCATCAAATCTTGCTTTGAGATTCTGTAGTCTAGCAATCTGACGGTGCTCCTCTGGCTTGAGATCTTCTATCTTGTACTCTTCGCCAAAGATTGTGACTACAGGTGTCTCTTCAGTGCTTTGTTCCGTCATCTGCTATCCTCCAAACATTTAAATTAGCTGCTACTGTTCTTCGCTCTCCATCCCCTTGGAATGGATAAACCATATGCTGTAACCAAGAAGGGAACATAAAAAACTTACCAACTTCCGGCTTCATAATCACCATCTGGGGTGGACGCAAACGCTCTGTATCCATTAACGAGCCTTGTCCATAGTTGAATGTGATACATCCATCAGAGTGACCACTGGAATTATACAAACCATATTCGCTTGTGCCAGAGGTCGGCTGATCTAATATCTGTTGTGGTACTTTAGTCCAGCACGTGCAACTGATCCCCATAAGGGTCTTAGTGCCATGATCGTGTATCGGGTTGTAATCGCCAGCATAACTATGCACAGACCAAAGCTCATCTGTTTCTACAATACGATTTTCTTTGAAAGGATTAACCGTAGAACCGGCAAAACTTTTAACGTAATCAGCACCCATAATCTGAATAAGCTCATTGAACTTACCAAGCTTCGGGTGATTGTGATCCATCGTGAGCTGTTCGCCGTTGCCGATCTGACCAACCAACGTACCAGCATGGGATACTCTGTCTTCTTGATTCAAAAGATCGTCCAGGTACTCGTTAAGATCGGCGACCATCTCATTAGATAGTGTCGCCTCCATCAAAAAGACGGCTGGCAACGCATGCATTTTATATTCTTGTCTGACTTCGGGCATCAGTGTCTCCTCACCACAAATGACTGAATACTATTATCGGCAATATAACTAATACTACCAATAATAATTCTACCATCTATGCGCTTGGATCGTAGTCTTCTGCTTTTTTGATAGCAGCGTCAATCGCAGTAAAGTCTTCTGACCCCCAATCGCCTAACGCTTTTTGATAAGACATATATCCTGCACTACGCATGACACGCTCTTTCTTTTCCTCTTTGGTCATGTCATTGCAAAACTCGTTGTCGTCATCAAGACAATTATCAATCACGGAAATACTTCCGGTCATCGCCGCGAAAGCTTGTGCTTTCTCTTCGTCTGTTCTAGCTTCTGCCATTTTTCTATCCTCCTGATTTGAGTTTTTCTACTTCTGCTGAAAGTTCTTGGATTGCTTTCACAAGTATTGGAACGAACTTTTCATACTTTAATCCATATCTCGTTCCATCTACTGAAAGACTAGAAACAAGGTTGGTTTCATCAGATATTTTATGACCCAGTGCTTCTTCTTGTTCAACTACTTTCTGAGCTAAAAACCCTACATCGAGTTGTGGTTTTTTATGTGTACCATCAGGCGTTACATTGTCAATCGTAACGCTGTCATCTTCTGGATCTAAATAGTCTGATCTTTGATCCCATTTATAAACAACAGGCTCAAGGGCTC